CGCCGTGGGCGCCGTCCGCGGCGCAGCTGGAGGCGCTGGGGGACGATGGCCGGGCGTTTGTGGCGCGGGTGCAGGCCGGTTACGTCGTCGGCGCGCTGGAGGGCGAGCTGGCGCTGGAGGGCGCGCATGCGGTGGATCGCCTGGCCGACCTCCGCGGCCGCCGGCACCGGGCCGCGGGCAAACGGCTGGCCGCGATCGACCGTCAAGAGCTGGCCTGGACGCGCGTGCTCAGCGGGTGCGTGCTGGCGCTGCGCGCGCGGCTGCTCCAGCCCCGCGCGGAGGCGCCGGCGAGCAAGTGGGGCGCGGCGGTGTGACCCGGGAAGCGTAGACTGGCGCCACGCGCGCCGAAGGAGGCTGAATGCTGCGAATCCTGCCGCTGTTCCTGCTGCTCGGCGCCATTGGCTGCGATCCGGCGACGATCGTTACGACCAATGTCACGCTCCCGACGGCGCCCTCGTCCGTGGTGACGGTGCCGGCGGCGACCACGACGAATCCGACGTGTCCGACGTGTCCGACGACGTGTACGCCCACGGCCACGACCACGTGCGGCGGCGGCGGGCAGCAGCAGCGCGCGCCCGATATCGTGAGCTTCGGGGCCGACAGCGCGCGCGTCTCGAAGGGCGGGCTCGCCGTGTTGCGCTGGGAAGTGCCGGACTTTGGCGCGACGGTGCGGATCGATCCCGGCATCGGCAGCGTGGCGACGACGGGCTTTGTGCTGGTGTTCCCGACGGTGACCACGACCTACACGTTGACGGCGCGCAATAATTTCGGCATCGCGCAGCGGCAATTTACCGTCGTGGTGCTCACGGCTGAGTGATGGCCCGCCGCGATCTCGTGCCCGCGGAGAAGGTGCGGCTGATCAACCAGCTCACCCACACGAAGGGCCCGTCGGCGGGCCAGCCGTTCCAGCTGCGCCCGTGGCAGGAGCGCATCGTACGCGCGCTGTTCAAAACCGATCCCGCGACCGGCCGTCGGCAGTACCGGACCGCGTTGCTGATGATGCCGCGCAAGAATGGGAAGACCGAACTGTGCGCGGCGCTCGCGCTCGACGGGTTGCTCTTCGATGGCGAGATGGGCGCCGAGGTGTACTCGGCCGCGGCCGACAAGGAGCAGGCCTCGCTAATGTTCCACGTGGCGGCGCAGATGGTGCGGAACGATCCAGAGCTGGCGGCGGCGTGCGAGATCGTCGATTCGCAAAAGCGGATCGTGCATCGCAAGTCGGGCAGCGTGTACCGCGCGATTTCCGCCGAGGCGTACAGCAAACACGGGTTCAACGCGTCGCGGATCCTGTTCGACGAGCTGCACGCGCAGCCGACGCGCGAATTGTGGGACGTGCTCGCGACGAGTACCGGCGCCCGCGCGCAGCCGTTGATCGTCGCGATCTCGACGGCCGGGTACGACCGGCATTCGATCTTGTGGGAGTTGTATCAGCACGCCAAGCGCGTGCAGCAGGCGCCGGAGATTGATCCCACGTTTCTCGCGGTGATCTACGAGGCGCCGATTGACGCGGACTGGACGGACGAGCGCGTGTGGCGCCAGGCGAACCCGGCGCTCGGCGATTTCCGCTCGCTCGAGGAGCTGCGCGCGGCGTGCCAGCGTGCGCAGGAAATCCCGGCGCAGGAAGCCGCGTTCCGGCGACTGTATCTGAACCAGTGGACCGAGCAGGACGTACGATGGATCGCGTTGGCAAGCTGGGATGCCTGTTCTGCGCCGGTCGATCGCGCGGCCCTGCTCGGCCGCCGGTGTTATGTCGGCCTGGACTTGAGCACGACGACGGACCTGACCGCGGCCGTCGCGGTGTTTCCCGATGACGATGGCGCGGCGTTTACCGTGCTGCCGCAGTTTTTCTGCCCGGCCGACAAGATCCCGTTGCGGGTGACGCGCGACCGTGTGCCCTATGACGAATGGGCCCGCCGCGGGCACCTGACCGCCACGCCCGGCCCGACGGTGGACTATGACGCGGTGCGCGCGCTGCTCGGCGACTGGCGCGAGCAATTCGACGTCAAGCTGGTGGCCTTCGATCCCTGGAATGCGACCCACCTGGTGAGCCAGCTCGAACACGTCGACGGGTTTACCTGCGTCAAGATGCGCCAGGGCAAGGCGTCATTGTCGGCCCCATCGAAGGCACTCGAAGCCGCGGTACTCGCGCGCACGCTGCGCCATGACGGGCACCCGATCCTGCGGTGGAATGTCGCGAACGTGGCCGTCGATACCGACCACGCCGGCAACATTCAGCCGTCCAAACAGAAATCGACCGAGCGGATCGATGGCGTGTCGGCGCTGGTGATGGCGCTGGACGCGATGCACCGCGACCAGGCCGCGCCCGCGGCCGCACCCGAGCTGTATATTTTCGCGGGGCCGTCATGACCAAGCGTCCAGGCCGACCGTCGCTCGATCCCGCGGACACCACGATGCGCCTGTCGCTCAGTCTGCCCGCGAAGCGGTATGACGCCCTGTCGCGCACGGCCGCCGCGGAGCGGACGACCGTCTCGGATTGGCTGCGTCGCGCCGTCACGCGCGAATTACTGCTGCGTAAACTTCCCAGCCCGCGCCCCTAGCGGCTACCGTCGTGCGGCATGGACCGCGCGTACGCCCTGCTGTCGGTCAAAGCCTTCGACACCGAACGCCGGACGATTACCGGCTTCGCGTCCACGCCGACGCCCGATCGCCGCGGCGACATCCTCGAACCGTTGGGCGCCAGCTTTCGGAATCCGCTGCCGCTGCTGCTGCACCACGACCGTGAGCGGCCCGTCGGCCGCGTCACGCTGACCGCGCGCCGAGACGGGATCGCGTTCGAGGCGCAGCTGCCCGAGATTGCCGAACCCGGCCTGGTGCGCGACCGCGTGAACGAGGCCTGGCACAGCATCAAGGCCGGGCTCATCACCGGCGTGTCCATCGGGTTCCGGCCGCTCGCCGACGGCGTGGCGATGCTGAAGTCCGGCGGCATGCACCTGCTGAAGACCGAGATTTGCGAGCTGTCGCTCGTCACGGTACCCGCGAACGTGGAGACCACCATCCACACCATCAAGAGTTTCGATTCTCACTACCTGGCCGCGTCCGGCCTCACTCCGCCCGGCGTCGCGGGCCTCCCGAAGAATCCGAGGCCGCTGATGGCCAAACAGACGACCGCCGAACACATCCAGAACCTCGAGAACAAGCGCGCCGCGTGCACGGCCCGCATGACGGACATCCTGCAGACGGGCGCGGAGGACGGCGCGACGCTGGCACCCGAACCGGCCGCGGAACACGACGGCCTGGCCGCGCAAGTCAAGAGCCTCGACGCCGATCTCGTGCGCTGGCGCGAGCTGGAGAAGCTCCAGATCACGACCGCGACGCCGGTACCCGTGACACCAGCCCTCGGCACCAAGGCGTACACGCAAGTCTCGGTGAAGCCGAACGTCCCGATCGGGATGCCGTTCGTGCGGCAGGCAATGGCGCTGCTCGTGTGTCACGGCAACAAGCACGAAGCCGCGGAGTACGCGAAACGCTGGGACGATTCGACGCCGGAAGTGGCGCTGTCGCTGAAGGCCGCGATCGCCGCGGGCACGACGACTGACAGCACGTGGGCCGCGCCGCTCGTCAACCAGGTGATGATCAACGACTTCCTCGAGCTGCTGCGGCCGGCCACGATTCTGGGCAAGATTCCCGGCCTGCGGAATGTGCCGTTCAACGTCAAGATTCCGATGCAGACCGCCGGCGGCACGTACGGCTGGGTCGGGGAAGCGAAGCCGAAGCCGCTGACGAAGCTGGCGTTCAGTTCCGACACCCTCGGCATGACGAAGGTGGCCGGCATCATCGTGTTGACCGAGGAACTGGTGCGCTCGTCGAACCCGTCGGCCGAGGCGCTCTGCCGTCAAGACATGGTCGCGGGGATCGCGCAATTCCTGGATTCGCAGTTCATCGATCCGGCCGTCGCGGCGGTGGCCGGCGTGAATCCGGCGTCGATCACCAACGGCGCGCCGACGGCCGCGGCGACCACAAACCCCGTGGCCGACATCATGGGGCTGATCAACCACTTCGCCACGAACAACATCCCGGTCGATGGGCTGGCGTTCATCCTGTCGGCGTCGAATGCGCTCTCGCTGTCGTTCCGCGCGAACCTGGACGGCTCGCCGCAGTTCCCCGGCGTCGGGATCAATGGGGGCAGCTACAAGGGGCTGACGTTCATCACGTCCAACACGGCGAGCACGAACGTCGTGGCGTTGCAGCCGTCGCAAATTCTCTATGCCGATGACGGCGGCGTGACGATCGATGCGTCGCGGGAAGCGTCGTTGCAGATGGACAGCGCGCCGATGTCACCGGCGGACGCGACCACGGTGTACGTGAGCTTGTTCCAGACGAACAGCGTGGCGCTCCGCGCGGAACGTTTCATCAATTGGAAGAAGGTCAATGCGAACGCGGTGAAGTACCTGACCGCGACGGCCTGGCCGGCGCCAACGGGCACCACGTCGGCCGCGGCCGACGCGCCGACCGTCCGCAACGGCAAAACCGAAGCCCGCTGATGCGTCTCTTCGGCCTGGAAATCAGCCGCGCCCGCCAGCCGGGGACCCTCAGCCCTCCGGCGGGTACCCTCGGGGGCGGCTGGTTTCCGGTCGTGCGCGAGTCCTACACGGGCGCGTGGCAGCAGAACGCCGCGCCCATCACGACGCCGAACGCGCTGGCGTACTTCGCGGTCTACGGCTGCGTCACGCTCATCGCGACCGACATCGGGAAGCTCGCCCTGCGGCTCGTCGCGCAAAACGACGACGGCATTTGGGAAGAGACCACGAACCCGGCGTACTCGCCGGTCCTGCGGAAGCCCAATCGGTACCAGACGATCGTCAAGTTTGTCGAGCAATGGATCACGTCGAAGCTGACGTGGGGCAACGCGTACGTGCTGAAGCAGCGCGACGCGCGGGGCGTCGTGGCGGCGCTGTACGTGCTCGATCCGGCGCGCGTGACGCCGCTCATCGCGCCTGACGGCAGTATCTACTACCAGCTCAAACGCGACGACCTGACCGGTGTGGGTGAAGGCGACGTCATCGTGCCGGCGCGCGAGATCATCCACGACCCGATGGTGTGCTTGTTCCACCCGCTCGTGGGCGTGACGCCGCTGTATGCCTGCGGCCAGGCGGCGCAGCAGGGGATCACGATTCAGACGAAGAGCGAGCAGTTCTTTCGCGGCGGCTCGCATCCCGGCGGCGTGCTCACGGCGCCCGGCGAGATCGGGGAGGACCAGGCGCAGCGCATCAAAGTCTACTGGGAAGAGAACTTCACGGGCGCCAACAGTGGCCGCGTCGCGGTGCTTGGGAAGGGCCTGAAATACGAGGCCATGACGGTGAACGCGGCGGACGCGCAGCTTATCGAGCAGCTCAATTGGAGCGCGCAGCAGGTCTGCACCTGCTACCACGTCCCGCCGGCGCTGCTCGACCTCGGCGCGACCGCGAATGTCACCGACCTCGAAGCGTTGCTGATCAAGTACCACAGCCAGTGTCTGCAATCGCTGCTGATCGCGTTCGAGACGGCGCTGGATGAAGGGCTCGAGCTCAACGCGCCCTACGGGACCGAATTCGATATCGACGATCTGCTGTGGATGGTGACGGCCACGAAGACGAAAGCCGCCGCCGAAGCCATCGGCGCGGGCGCCATGTCACCGAACGAAGCCAGGTTCAAGTACTTCGGGCTGGGCCCGGTCATCGGGGGCGACTCGCCCTACATGCAACAGCAGAATTTCTCCCTGAAGGCCTTGGCCCAGCGCGACGCCGACGATCCGTTCAGCAAACCGGCACCGCCGCCGCCGGCCACACCGGCCGAACCCGAACCCGAGCCGGAACCCGCACCAGAACCGCCCGACGACGAGGACGAGGAAAAAGCCTTCCGCGTCGCGTTGCAGAAGTCCCTCGAAGGGCTCTCGTATGCGGCCTGAATTCCTCGCCGAGCATCTGGGCGCGACGATGCGCGGGCTGATCGATCCGCTGGCGTTGCGCGTCGCGGCCCTGGAAGCGCGCGCGCCGATCCCGGGCCCGCCCGGCCCGGCGGGCCCGGCCGGGCCCTCAGGCCGTGACGGGATCGACGGCAAAGCGGGCCTCCGGTACCTCGGCGTGCATGTCGCGGGGAAGACGTACGACGTGGGCGACCTGGTCACCGCCGGCGGCTCGGCGTGGTACTGCGGGCGCACGACGACGGGCGACCCGGGCCGCTCGCCGGACTGGCAGCTGATGGTGAAACGCGGCCGGGACGCGCGCGCCGCGCGGGACGAGCGGGGGAGCGAGCGATGAAATTGGCCAGCCTCGCCGATGCCAAGATCCAGCTCCGCATCACCGACGCGGCGCGTGACGCCGAGATCACCCTGCTGCTCGAGCACGCCAGCGCGGAAGTCTTCCAGTACATCGGCCCGCAGGCGGATCCGACATGGGATGAAACGACGGCGCCAGACGTCGTGCAGGCGGCCACGCTCTACAGGCTGGGCCACCTGTGGGAACACCGCGGCGACGATGCCGCGGCCGACACCGAAGATAAAAACTGGGCGGGGCTGTCGCTGCGGCTGATGCGGACGCGCGATCCCGCGATCGCCTGATGGCCATCCCGACGCGCGGCCAGCGGCGGCACATCGTGACCTTCGAGACGCCAGGCGATCCGGTGCCCGACGGGGAAGGCGGCTTCTCCTACACCTGGACGTCGCTCACGCCGGCGGGCTGGTACGTGAGCGTCCGCCCGGCGACCGCGCGCGACGCCGAAGCCGCGCTGGCCGGGACGCTGATTACGCATGTGTCCCACGTCGTCACCGGCGACTATCACCCGGGCGTCACGACGGGGGCGCGCATGGTGTTCAACGGCCAGGTGTACGAAGTGACGAGCGCGATCGATGACGACGCGCGCGGGATCACGATGACGCTGGTTGCGGATCTCCAGAGCTGATGGCCACGACGCTGAAGCTGACCGGCGTCACCGAGCTGCTCGAGGATCTCGCGCGGCTGGCGCCCGGGCTGACGGCCGAGGCCGCGACGCTCGAGCGGACGATCGGCGAGCAGACCGCCGAAGCGCTGCGGGCCGCGCTGCCGGTCGTGACGGGGCGGTTACGCGCGAGCGTCCAGGTGTCACGCGAGTCGTCGGTGAGTCCCGCGCGCGTGTTCACGCGCGTCGCGGTGACGGCGCCGTATGCCCAGCATGTCGAATTCGGCACGTCGCGTGTCCCGCCGCGGCCGGTGTTCGTGCCGATCTCGCGCCGTGGGCGGGAAACCTTCGTCAAGGCCGTACTCGATCGCGTGCGGCAGACGGGCCTGAAGGTGACCGGGAGCGTCGGGCCGTGAGTGATAGCGGGCTGGTCGACGCGGCGGTGATGGAAGTGTTGGCCAACGATGCCGCGTTGACCGCGCTCTGTCCCGATGGCGTGTTCTGGGGCCGGGCGCCCGCGGGCGCAACTGCGTTTGTGATTGCGGCGCTCTTCGATCACAGCGAACGGCCCGCGCTGGCCGGCGACACGCTGTACGAGCAGACGGTCTACTTGATCAAGGCCGTGATCCTCGCCTCGAGCAAGACGCCCACGCGCACGGCCGCGGCGCGGATTCACGCGTTGCTCCACGGCGCCGTGCTGGATCTGTCGCCCGCGGGGTACGTCGCGATGGATTGCCGGCGGCTGGAACGGGTCGCTTACCCCGAGATTGACCCAGTGAACAGTGCCACGTGGCACCACGCCGGCGGGCAGTACGCGGTGATGAGTTATCCGGTTTCGTAGAGGAGTCCCGACGATGGCGCGACGACATGGCAGTACCGGCGAAATTCAGATGGATCCGACGGGCGGCGCGACGCCCGTCACGGTTGCGTCGCTGAACAAGTGGACGGCGGACTTTGAGCGCGACAAGGAAGATGTGACGTGCTTTGGCGACACGAACAAGGTCTACGTGCTCGGCCTGCCCGACGTGCAGGGCGATATCGAAGGCGTCTGGGATGAGACCACGTCGCCGGAGTTCATTCGCGTCGCGCTGGGCGACATTCCCGTGACGCTCAAGCTCGTGCCGTCCACGCTGACGCCGACGCACTTTTTTACCGGCCAGGCGTATCTCTCGACGAGCATCGAGTGCGCCGCCGATGGCGCCGTGACGCTCAGCGGATCGTGGGTCGCGGCCGGGCCGTGGACGCTGGAGCCCCCGGCGGCGTAGATGGAACCCGGCACGATCCGCGGCGCGCGCGGCCTGGTGAAGGCCGCGTACCTGACCGCCGCGGAGGTGACTGGCTACGTGCTGGCCAAGGAGCCGCTGACCGGCGCGTGGATGGTGCGCGCGACCGTCGTCACGAGCGATCCGTATCTGCTGGCGCAGCCGGATCTCGTGTTCGTGGCGCCGCACAAGGGCGGCGCGTGGCGCTGGCCGATCGCGTCCTGCCGCTGCGCGGCGACCACCTTCGAGGCGCGGCTCAAGGGGATCTAGCATGTCGATTCGTGTCCGACGCCCGGCGACCGAGCGGCTCGAGCTGTCGCAGGGCGATTTCCTGATCGTGAAACAAGACCTGACCGCCGGCGAGTATCGCGCCTTTCTGCGGGCGGCCACGAAGCCGATGGCGCTGGCCGCGGGCGGCGCCACGCCGGCGATGGAGCTCGACCCGATTGCGGCCGGTGAGGCGATGGTGCTGGCCTACCTGCTGGATTGGTCGTTTCAGGATGCCGACGGGCGCCCGCTGGTGATTGCGGATCAACCGCCGGCGGTCGTGCGCGCCGCGCTCGATCATCTCGATCACGCCTCGTACATGGAAGTCCAGCGGGCCATCCAGGCGCATCAGGCCACGACCGAGGCCGCGCGCGACGACGAAAAAAAAACCCTCTCTGGCGGGACCGGACCCGACAAGACTTTGACGTCTGCCGCGTGATGGGCTGGACATGGACCGATCTGCAGGACGTGCCGCAATTCGTGTACGACGAGCTGATCGCGTATCTGGTGGACGAACAGGCGCGCGCCGCGCGGCGCCGGTGACCCGATGGCCCTGACCGCCACACTGATCGCCGATTTCTCGTCGTTTATCGACGCCACGAAGAGCGCCGGCGTGGCGATGAACGACTTCAAGAAGGACGCCGAGGAGGTCGGCCCCGCGGCCGACAAGGGGTTCAAGTTCACCAAAGCGTCGGCCGTCGAGGCGGCGACGGCGGTGCGCCAGGTGGGCACGGACGTCGTCGCGATGAGCAAGACCTTCATCCAGGCCTACACCGAGGAGCAGGATGCGGTTGCGAAGCTGACGACGGCCTTGGAGAATTCGGGCACGAAGGCCGTGCCGGGCGTGGTGAAGGCCTATCAGGACATGGCCGGGGAATTTCAGAAGACGTCCCGGTTTGCGGACGAGGCCGTGATCGACATCACGGCGACGCTGACCACGATCGGCAAGGTCGGGCCCGAGCAAATGAAGCTGGCGCTGACGGCCACCACCAATCTCGCCAGCGCGCTCAAGATCGACCTCGAGACGGCGGCGCAGCTCGTCTCGAAGTCGCTCGATAACCTGTCGCACGAGAAGGGCCCCGTGAAGAAACTCGCGGCCGTCCTGGGCGACGCCTACAAGCCGGGCATGAGCGCCGCCGACATGCTCCAGGCCGTCGTGGACAAGACGAAGGGCGCGAACCAACGCGACGTCGAAACGTTCACCGGGAAGATGGAGAATCTCAAAAACGTGATGGGGGAATTCAACGAGACGGTCGGGGGCGTCATCGTGGACACCCTCTCGAGCCTGCTGAAGTGGTTTGGGGCGCTCCCGGAACCGGTGCAGAAATTTACGGCCGCCGTGGTGATCATCGGGACGGCGCTCGCGCCCGTGCTGGTGTCGATCGCGTCGCTCGTCTCGATTATCGGCGCGGCCGGGCTCGGCGCGGCGTCCGCGGTTGCGGTGGGTGCGCTAGCGGCGGTCGGCGCCGGCATCGCGGCGACGCTCTATAACTGGAACAAGTTCCAGGAGGGGATCAAGAACGACCTGCCAAAACTCATCGCGATCTTCAAAAGCATCGTCACGTCGGTGCAACAAGTCTACGAAGGGATCAAGCTGTGGCTTGTGGATAAGTTCATGGGCCTCCTGAACAGCATCAAGGGCATCAGCGATTCCATCGTCGGCATCTTCCGCAGCATGTATCAGGCGATCGTCGGCGGCTCGATCGTGCCGGATCTGATCACCGGCATCGGGAAGCAGTTCGGCCAGCTCGATCGCGTCATGGTGGACCCGGCCCGCCAGGCCGCGGCGCAGGCGTCGCGCGCGTTTGCGGGGATCAGCGGCGCCAGCCTCGGCGCGGCCGGCGGCTTCGGCGGCCTGGTCGGGGCCGGCGCGGGCGGGACCGTCGTCAATATCTCGATGACCGGCATGCTGGGCGCCAACGACCCGCAAACCAGGCAGGCGATCACACAAGTCGTCGGCGACGCCCTGGCGCAGTCGATGCGCGGCCAGCGGCTGCTCTCGAGCGCGTAATGCCGGCCGCGGCGCCGATCCACGTCGTGATTGACGGCCTGGTGGCCTCGGCGCTCGTGCGCGTCGCGGATCTGGTGATCACCGACGTGATCAACGAGGAGCCGAACACCGCGACGCTCACCGCGAACCTCACGCCGCATGCGCCCGACACGCCGCCCTTCTACCCGCCCGCCTTCGATCCCGGCGCGTTCGTCACGACGCCGCTGCCGACCATCTACCCGTCGATTCGCCGCGGGCAACCGATTGAAATCTACAGCGGCACCCTGGCGCCGGATGCGCGCCTCTTCGCCGGGGAGATTGTCGTCGTGCAGCAGCTCTACGAGGGCGACCGGCCCGCGCTGGTGGCGTACCACCTCTCGTGCACCGACTACACGCGCGCGCTCAATCGCCGCAAGGTGACGAAGAGCTATCCGACGCAATCGGCGACGGCGATCGTGCTCGACCTGATGGCGAGCCGCGCCGTCGACGGGTTCACGACCACGTACGTCGCGGCGAATCTGCCGAGCGTGGCGATCGATTTCACGTTCGAGGACATGAACCGCGCGCTGACGCGGCTGGCGAATCGCATCGGCGGCTACTGGTACGTGGACTACACGAAGGCGCTGCACTTCTTCCTGGAGGAGCCCGGCGACGTGCCGGCGCCGCTCGAGCCCGGGGGCGCGTGCTTCGACAATCTCCGGTTTGAAACCGACCTGACGCAGGTGCGGACGCGCGTGCTGGTGGAAGGCGCGGGGACGACCGTGTTGACGCAGATCAATCCCGGCGAGACCCAAGTCCCGGTGCGGGATGCGGTGATGTTTCCCGCGGGCGGCGGCCAGGCCGTCGTCGGGCAGCAGCGGCTGACGTATACGGGCGTCATCACGGGCGGGCCGGGCTCGCTGGTGGGCCCGGGCGCGACGCCGACGGTGGGGCCGACGGTGGCGGCGCAGGCTGGCACGGGCATCGAGGCCGGGACGCACGCGTACGCGGTGACGTTCCAGACGGCGTCGGGCGAATCGCTGCCCTCGCCGGCGGCGAGTGTCACGCTCGGGCCGCTCGCGCCGCCGGCGACGGCGCCGACGGCCGGCACGCCCACCGCCGGGAGCGGGCCCGAGCCCGGCGTGCACGTGTACGCGGTGAGCTTCGTCACCGCCAGCGGGGAAACCACGATCAGCCCGGGCGCGGTCGTGACGACGCAGGCCGCGACGCCCGTGACGCCGCTGGGCGCGCCGGGGGCCGTGCAGGATACCAGCTCGGGCGGAATCCCCACCGGCACGACCGTCCGGTACGTGGTGACGGTTCTGACGGACGTGGGGGAATCCCTGCCCGGCCCGCCGAGCGATCCGGTGACCCTCATTGTTCCGCCGCCGCATACAAGCGGGTCGTGGACGATCCGGCTCACCCTGCCCAGCACGAGCGATCCCCGTCAGACGGGCCGAGTGGCCTATCGCTCCGATAATGGCGCCCCGTTTCGCAAGGTGCGAACGTTCGTGAACCCCTCGACAACGGTCATCTTTGATGCCGCCCCCAGCGTCGCGAGCAATCCCCTGGCGCCGACCGTGGACACCAGCGGCGGCCCGGCGCTCTGCGTCGTGCCGCTCAGCGACCTCCCGATCGGCCCGCCCGCGGTGACGGCGCGCAAGCTCTATCGGACGACAGCGAACGCGCCGCTCACCGGCACGCCGCACAAGCTCCTGGCGACGATCGCCAACAATACGGCCACGACCTACACCGACACGACGCCGGATGCGAGCCTGGGCGCGGCCGTGCCGGTCACCAATACGGCGATCGTGCAGCAGGCGGCGCTCAGTGCCATCCCCACCGGCGCCGCCGCGGTCACCGGCCGCCGGATCTATCGCTCGGCCGCCAACACGGCCGCGCTGAAGCTGCTGACGACGATCGCCAATAACACGACGACGACCTACAGCGACGCGGCGGCCGATGCGACGCTGGGCGCGGCGGCGCCGACGGCCGACACATCCGGGCTCACGCAGCCCGCCGGCCAGGTGAACGCGGGCGCGGCGGTGATCCCGGTGAGCGGCCTGGCGCC